ATTGCCAACCTGAGTTGTACCTGCTGTGTTGACTGCGGCAACTTTTGTAGTACCAGCAGTGTTGACTGCGGCTACCTTCGTGTCTCCAGCAGCAATCATTTCGCTGACTGTGGCGGTGACGTTGAGTGCCTCAAGGGTTTTACCAAGGTACACTAAGTCTTTAGGGTCTGATGTACTGGCTGCCAAAGACTGCGCCTTGGTATCTATAGCCATTATCAGGTTATTGAAGTTACTGTTTTGTACTGCCATGCGGCTATACTCCTAGTTGTAATAAGTTTTCATCTTCGAGGTCTGTTAGTCTGGCCGCTAGTGCGGATGATAGTGATGCAGTTGTCACACTGCCGTTTGCAACAGCACCAAAGTCTCCCCACGCGCCAGCCGAATAAGCCTCGAATGTGTTTGATGTTGAATTAAAGCGAAACATGCCGCTGCTTGGTGAAGACTCACGCTGCGCTGTCGTTCCAACTGGCAACTTGAGTGAGCCAGTGCCGTTCAGAATTAAGGCACCTGTCATGGCTCCACCAGATTTAGGCAAAGCATTAGTAGCTAAAGTACCTTGTGCTGCTGTCGCATAATCTGACGAATCAAAGGCTTTGACTTGAGTAAGATTAGTTACCTCGCTGTCCATCAATGCACCAGCAGCTGTTACGTTAGTAGCATCAGTTACATCGGCACTAGCTTCAATTCCATCTAGCTTTGTGTGGTCAGCATTAGTAAAGTTATTCTGCGACAACTCGCCATCTTGAATCGAATAGGTTGTGTTTGTGTCAGTTGCGCTTATAGTGCCGTCAGACGCGATAGCTACATTGGTTCCCGCAGTCAGCGCAGCGACAACATTCACCGTATCAGTAACATCCGCACTAGCTTCAACACCATTTAACTTAGTGTGGTCAGCGTCGGTGAAGTTGTTCTGAGACAGCTCACCGTCTTGAATCGAGTAGGTTGTATTGGTATCCGTGTCCGCTTGGGTTGCAACATCATTAAGCCCAGCCGCTGTCAGGCGAAGTTCTACCTTGTCAGCAATAGAAAAGGCAGACGCAGACGTACTGTCCTGCGCCCTAACAACGGTTAAGATATTGCCGTTTTTAGCAGTACACTTAACAATCTCTCTTGCGGTGTTTGCAAAAGTTTCAAGCGTTAGATAAAAGTAGTCGTTCGCACTTAGTGTAGGAAATACGCTACCATCTGCAACCGTAATAGATGTTGCAGAGCTAGTCGCACTGCTCGCCAGTGTGGTCGTTGCGTTGTTACTAAACTTAACAGACATTTAATTCTCCGCTAGGAAGCTTGCACCAGCCATGAAATTGTCATTGCATCAGAATTTTGCTTGTTGACCACGCTGAATACCGTCCTACAAAGCAAGGTGCCACTTGAGCTGGCGTTTAATATTCCAGCTTCGGTTAATGCAGCCGTTCCAGTCCCTGCTGGGAATGTGGCAGAGTAAGTAATTCCTGATCCTGATACTGTCGATGAAGTCAACGTAACTCGACCCGCCTCGGCTCCAAGGGCGGTATCACCAGCCGAAGCAGCGGTAGTATCTGTTCCAACCGCCATGTGGCTCATAGCTGATGCTGTCGTATCTTTCATTCTAGATGCCACATAGCCTTTACCGGTGGTTACTACAAGATTTGGGATTTCTTGAACTACTTCACCATTGAGAGCAACAGTGACATGCCCTGTTAATTTTAAAATTTCTGTAATCATTTCTTCTCTACCTATTTAGGGTGAAAGTGTTAATTGCACTTGTGTTTAAGACGGCATTATTGCCGAGGGCTAAGGTGTAGCTAAACGAATCGCTCATGCCAAAGACATTCGATTTGTTTTCTGTATAAATTAGACCGCCGTTGTATGAATCATCTAAGGCGAAGGCATCTACAAATGAGCGCGTGTATGCCGTAGCAATCGACGGAGTATCAGACAGCGCAATGCTATCTAGTGATTCCATAGACAAAGAGTAGGCCATGCTTTCCGACATACTGACCGGAGACGAAACTCCCTTTAGGGATTCCAAAACGATCTGATCAAGAAAATCCAACCCGTCTACTTTTGCAATCTCAGTTGATAATGTGGTTGAGTCTGTCAGGCCAAGTGAGTCGGTAAACTCTCTCTCGAAAACCATTAACACAGAAACGGTCTCGCCAAGCGAAATGTTATCTGCTATTTGTTTTCCTGTCGTAATAGATACAGATTCACTAAGACCAATAGATTCGCTAAGAGACTTGATGTATGCCAATGAAGCTGTGTCCGCCATTGCAAACTCATGCGAACCGAAATACCTGTTAAGAGAGTCCGCGTCTAGCAGTATTTCAACGGCACTTATCTTCAGGTATGAGGCTTCCGCCTTTAATAAGGTGCATGCCGCCTGAGCATTGGCTAGTACATATGTAACGTCAGACGTAACTGCCATTAGTCAAAATCACTCCGAACCTTAAACTTAATTAAATCGTATACAGTTTGTATTCCGCCTGAACTAAAGGTGACTTCGATCTCACCCTCAAATGTTCCTGCTGAAGAAAGCGTTCCAGTCGGAAAGTCTGTGACGACCTTTCCCTCAGTACCCTCTGTGACCGTACAAGTTAAAGTTGATGCAACGGTTGTACTTCCAAGCTCTCTTATTCTCAATCGAACAGTGGCCCCCGTCACATTAATGGGTGCCCAAGTTGTACTGTCTGCGGTATCAAGTACCTGTCCAGCGGCAGCACTGTTGGAGTCTTTAAGCGTTAAAGTTAGTTCCGGTAAAGTATCACCGGCCACTAAACTAATCGTTGTGGAATAAGCCATTTAAATAAATGCCCTCGGTTTGCACGTTAAAGAACCACCAGAGAATCCGTACTTAGCCTGCCGTATTGTTCTGCCAACTTCCTTCTCATACAAATCGCGGTTAATTGATCCGAAGTTTGGATTTGAGTAAGGCTGACCCGCCATCATTTGCAATCGGAAAAGAGTGCCATGAACTATTAGCTCTCTATACTCCAAGCCAATAGTGTCGGGAATGACAGTCGCTGACGAGCTGGGCTTAAGGCTGTAAAGGACTCTAAATGAATCATTTGCTGCCGGAATAGGAGCAACGTAAAACTCCTTGTTATCTCTCTGCGCGTAAAATCTAGGAGTACCTTTAGAGTTCTGGTCTCCAAGGCGTTTGATTAACTCCGTATAGCTAACCGGAGATAAAGCAGTATGGTCGTTATAGATGTCTACAATATGATTCAGCTCAGTTCCCGCAGGAATAGAAACCTCGTATTCATTAACGCCAGTTACAATCGCAACATACTCAGGCTCTGCTAAATAGATATCTGTCCGGCGGCAAAAGTCGATCACCGTATCTCTAACTGCTCTTTCAATTAAAAAATCTGGGCAACCCTGAACTTCGGGTCTGACGTATACAGCGAGATCGATAAACTTCATTATCCTCTAACTCCCGTCGGCTGCGGTGTTGTCGCCGCATCTGCTTGCGTCTTCATCCCTAGCGCGTTTGCAAAGCTTGAATAGTGCATCATGCTTCGCTCGGCATTCCCCGCAAACTCAGAGTCTTTCTGGTACGAGCGATACAGGATGTAGTCAAGTATTGCGTTACCATAGATATCATCTAGCGATATAACCGTCACATCTGACGAGAAATTACTAATGGTTATGTCGGCTGGAGATGTGCTGTAAATAAGCTCCAGCGAGTGTGTCCCGCTTGCCCCTTGAGGGTAAACGTAAAAATTCTTAGGATCAGCAGCATCGTAAATGTAATGCTCAATCTTATTAACGCCTGCCACCGACTCATGCCAGTTTGGTAGCGTCTCGTCTAGTATTCTTCTGTCCACTTGAGTGACAGCTCTTCCAGATACATTGCGCACTACCTGAACCAGCCGTAAAGCAATAGCAGGCAGGGTCTGCTTGCTACCGTCGGCTAATGCTAACGTAGTGTTAACCATATTGGCGTCGGGCCTATGAAGGACAATTTCTCTCTGCCCATCATTAAAAAACTTTAAAAGCTCACTGCTTGGAAAGCGCACCTTGGTGGCGTCCTGCAAGATAATGCTTGCACGATCTAAAACATCTACGACTTTAGTTGTCGCCATTCTCGCTCTCCTCTTCTACCCATTCAATTATCTGGAGATCAGGATTACCCGCAAACAATTCGTGATACTCAAAGATATTACCCGTAACTACATTCTTAACTTTGGACGGAATAAGAGTAGGAGTTGGGACTTCTGGCTCGTCTTTTAGAATCTCTAATCTGTTGACTTGATCTTGCAGGTCAGCAAGAGACATTCGTCGATCTAGCTTTTTGCCATACTCGACCTGAGCTTTATCAAACAGCTCGTCTTTCTTTGTCTTTGCGTTCATGGTTTCTCCGTTAAAAAACAGGGGGGCAATACCTGCTTTTAAAAAACAAGTACGCCCCTCTATTCAGTGGTCTATCTTAGTTCCACTTACCTACTACTAGTGCGTCTGGAGTAACGACCTTAGAGCCGAATACTTTCAGACCGCGTACTGCGTCACCAAAGGTAGCTTCTAGGCGAACAGTTTCAGTGTTGCTGAACTGAGACGCGAAGGAGATTGCTTTTGGGTGACCTGCTAGAACGTGCGAGTAGCCCGCATCTGCGCCAGCGGCTGGTGTGTGTAGCATGTTTGACTGGTACACAGTGAAACGATCTACCATGCCAACCTTACCGTTGCGTAGCGGTGAAGTAGAATCGCCAGTTAAGTACGCCTGACGCAATTCTGACTGCTTAAGCAGAGAGATCTGTGCAGGGTTCAAAACGATGAATCGACCTTCTTCAGGGATATTCAGGTTGTCCAAGCTAGTTGACATTGCGAGGATGTTAGCCAAAATATTTGAAGCAGAGACAGTAGTCTGAGAGCCGATAGTGGTGGCACCCGTAATTACGCCAGCCAAAACGTCAGTTTCAACAGCGATACGCATGCCTTCAGAGGCATCAGATGAAGCTTTCTCGATTAGATCGATATCAGCCTGAGCTTTAAGAACGTCATCAACCTTAAAGCTAAAGTACTTAGCCTTATCGATGTTCAGCTCAACCTTAGAGGTTGCCAATTCTTGGGTAGTGATACTGCCGTTATAATCGCCAATCGTTACAGAAGGAACTGTGCGGATAATGACTTTGTCGCCTTGGCCTGAGATCTCACCTTCATAATCGGTGTTTGAGATAGCGGGCAAAACTGACTGCTTGTAAAACTTGGCTTGCATTAACTTACTAAAGACTTCTGGGATGAAGTTTACTTCTGATGATGCGCCAGTACTAAATTGTGAAAAGGACATTTTTAATTACCTAAAAAACGTCTCCTCATATCCATTTGCCTAGAGAACAAGATTATTGGCGGATATTATTTGTGCCCATTGCCTCCATTATCTCTGCCTGATGCTCTTCAAATTGAGCTATAGGCATTCGTTTAATTTCGTCAACAGTCCAAACTTTTTTACCGCCTTCTGTTTTGGGCTTTCTTGCTTTCGGCATCTTCGGTTCTGCAACCGCTTTTGCCTTTGCTAAAGCCCGCTCTTGCGGCGTTTGTACTACAACCCCCATATCTGCTTTAAATCTGTGCAGCACGGTATTTACATCATTGGATGATCCAGTTTGAATCCACTGCTTTGTTGGTGCATCTTGCTCTTCAAGCCAGTTTAGCCAGTCTGCCGTCTCTACGAGATCATTGACATCTGGGTGTTCGGATTGAATTCGATCAAAGTGCGCCTCTGCAATTTTTTCGTTCTGCTCATCAACTTTGCTTTGTGCTTGCTGTGCTAAAGCTTCTTGTTGGTTGGCAATCTGTCCTTGCGTCCGCTCTAATTCGTCCAGTAAAGGAGCAGCTAAATCGGGATAATCTTCCCTAAGCTGACTCAACTTACTGTCATCTTTTTTGCGGTCATCAAACTCAGATTTTAACTCCGTAAGTGTTGCTAACAGGTCGGCATTTTGCCGCTTCAAGTCAGCCGCTTCTTGCGTAGCCTTTGTCATTCGTGACTGAGCGCCTTTCATCGCCTTGTTGGCTTTTTGAATTTCCAACCTTAGATCATCATCGGAGTCGCCGCCCTCTATATGATCAGTATCCGTAGCTACAGTCTCAGCCGTGTCCGTTGGTTCGGGGGCTTCTGGGACAAGTTCCAGTTGTACTTCCTGATTATCGGATGCCTCCGGTTCAGTTGTTACAGCTCTCATCTTGTTCATCAACTCGTCAGCTTCTGCTTCTAAGCGTTCTGGGTCATTTCTATTTGACATATTTTTGTCGGGTCGATTGCTCGATATCCGCTCTACTCTATTACGGGTGTCCGTTTCCGGTTCCGAAGGTTATCTAAGTGCGCTTTTGCACCCGATTCCAGATCTAGCAAAAAGCGAAGCTCTTCAAGCCTGCCCTGCTCTTTTCTGAAACTTTTTTCATCCGCCAGCTCTAACTTTTGCTGTGCGTCTGTAAATCTGTTTTCAAATAGCTGTTTTAGCTCAGACCATTCCGGCTGGTGGCATACCCTGAGGATTGCCTGCGCCTGACTGCTGCTGCATTTGAGCTTGCATTTGGAGTTGTTGTTGCTGCTGCTGTTGCTCAAGTTGAAGTTGCTCCTCACTCTTGATGATGCCGTCTGGATCAATGTCCATCGACTTCGCTACTTCGCTAATCAACTGCTGCCGATCAATCAGGCTAGAGTCTAGGTCGTTAGATACTAGGCTCAAGAATTGAAGCAGGCGTTGACTCTGCACTTCTTTCTGAACAAGAGCGGTAGATCCACGGGCTATAATCTTTAGGTCGCCTTTAGATTTTTGGTTAGTGCCGTACTCCATGTTCCAATGAAACATCGAGCGAATTAAAGGCTCTAGCAAGAAGTCATCTACATTCTTAATGGTAGACTTCAGCGCAACATTAGCTGCACCCATCAGCATCGACATGCCACTGGCTGTCTTGTTCATGCTGTTGCTCTGCTGACCGTGCGTATAAGAAGGTAGGCTCGTAGTCTCGTCAGCAAATCGTCGGAATATCTCAACGATTTGATTAAGGCCATTTGCATTTGCAATAGGCTGATACCACCTGACCATCGGCATTGAACCGTCTCCACCCTCGCGAAGAAATACACGCCAAGGATGAATGTCCGTGGGGTCTTCACCCGCAGCAAGAAGATCAGTGTTAATCTCCATCATGGGTGCCGATGACATGGCTAGGTTGTCTAGCCAGATTCGTGTTGCGGCATTCAGGGTTCCCTGACTGTCACGCATCATACGAGGCACACCCGTCCCCCAAAACTGATGGGGAGCTTTTTCGTATGGGAAGATATGGTATGGAATTTGATAACCCGCAATTGGGTTAAGCATGATCTTAATAACTTTGCCGCTACATATCCAAACGCAGGCTGAGTAGTCTGCTGAAAGGTCTGCATCTTCGGGAAGTTTTACATCATGTTCTTCGAGTTTGTAACCATCTACAAAACCCCAGTACTCCAGCAGCTCGAAGCGATGAGAAGAGCTGTGGTCATTAATGCCTGCAATACGACGTCTAGTTCGCTCATGGTCTTCCTCGACATGGTTTCCAGTTCGGTTTGTTTTGAGAAGATACTTGATCATCTCGCTATCAAACTGCGGTAAGTCCGACAGCTCTCTGAACTGCTTTCGCGTCAGGACGTGACGGCGGAAAAGTCCGTCGCAATCGTCGAGTGATGTACAGTATGGATCTGGGTAAAGGTCAAACACCGAAACAGACTCAACCTCAGGCATGGGCTGCTCGATAACATTAATCGAAAAGCCCTCTTCTCCGGTCTCTGGATCAGTCATTCTAGAGTATGATTGTTTTTTATCTATACGGACTGAGCCTGCTTTTACAGCACCCGACCCGAATATGCAGGCTTCTAAAATACTTTCTTTAAGCTTCTGTTCTGCATTGACTTCAATCAACTGATCGAGGATGTCAGAGGTCATTGATTCAGCAGCAGCGTCAGCGATATCTTTGTACTTTTCTTTAAGGTCTTCCTCAAGCTCGGCCATGCGCTGCATGATCAAATCTTGATTCATGTTGGGATCCATTTGAGCCGCATCAGCAATTTGCTGTGTTGCGAGCTGCTTCATCTGGATGACAGCCATCGGGTCAAGATCGGGTACTGGAGTCGCTGCCATGCTAAAGAACTGATCGCCATGCTGGAATAGCAGGTCGATGATTCGGCTGTATGCCGCCATGACTTTTGTTCGGGTGAGACCTACAAATACCTTTGACCGCGCCCCAGCGTCATTTAGTCGCGCAAGAACGTCTGCTTCATACTGACCATTGTATTGCCTAAGATCACGAAGCCATTCGTTCTCAGTTTCTTTGCGGGCGTCTTTATATTCTTGAAAAGTGGAAGACAGGTGAGCGCCAAGACTCTGCACTGAGTGGTCTTGTACGCCGTCAGATTCTTTAGATTCTACTTCTTCGTCAAATTCGATCATTAATAGCCTGCAATGGGATCAAGCGTCGAGAACCGTCTAGTGAAAGATCGGTGCTTCGGGCGGGGCATTGATGCAAGTCCATGCAGGGCAATGGCGAAAGCCATTACTCGGTCATCATAACACCCTGACTGTGAATTGAAAGCCCCCTTATCATCAATGATATAGGTGCGAAGTTCCCCTAATAAGTCCATGTCCGCGATACCACTTTGGCTCTGCCGAAGTAGCGCTGCGAGGTTATCCACAATTAGAGGTTTGGTCTTGGACGTGGTCAAAAAACCGCCACGCTTTGTCATCTTGTCGCTATAAGCTCCATCGACAGAATGCTCCACAAAAAGATTTGAATACGACATCTCTTGGAGTCTTCGCAGCGTGGTAAGTCCGTGGTTGTTTCTTTCGACAATGACGTAAGCATTGTTGTATCGCTCGCCAATCTGCTGCACGACGTTGCCCCAATCCCAAGGATCGATGTGACCATGCCAGCAGGCAACCTGACGACCCTGCGAGTCTATAACCTGAGCGCAGCTATAGTCTCCGTAAGCGAGACCTTCAGCCACGTCTACGCCGATAGAGTAATTTTCATTTTCTTGCGGGGGACACCACTCTCTATAAGGCCCATAGGTTCGCCTCGTTATATGGCCTCCCAATATGTCGCCAATAAAGTCAGGCGTATAGGTATCGTTCTCGCAGGTCGTGAGGTGGATATCCTCAACAAAGCACCTGCCACTGGTAAGGAAGGCTTCGAGAGGAGTTGACGGGTACTCTTGCTTAAAGAGATCAGTGCCGCCTAGCTCATCAAGCTTGGCTCGGCGAAAGCATAGCTGCGCGTCGTCCAGTCCGTAGCGTTTAGCCAGCTCGTACTCTTCTGGGGTAGCCTCAAAATAGGGGGACGGCTTTCGTCGGTAGTCGGGCATCCAATACCACGGGATGAAGCAGGTCATCCATTCGGTTTCGCCTCGCAGGCTTTTCATCACCTGATCGTAGAACCAACCGCCAGCTCCGTTGGCCGTGCTTTCAAGAATTACCTCTGACCCACTGCCACCAACGGTCTGTAAAAGACCCGCGACTATATCTGCCCCTTGGGGATAGAAGGCGACTTCAGATCCGTGGACAAATCGGTTTGTTTGTCCTCGACCTGTCTGCGTGGAACGTGCGGTTCCGACCCTGTACCGCGAGTTGATCTCATCAAATACCAAAGTTGACGCCGACTGAGAGAGGAGCGGAGGTTTGAAAGCTGGATGTGGCGTGTTGTCATAGAAGTACTTCACCATATTAAAGATTGCGTTGGTTGATTCCGCCAGATGGCTAAGTACAAATGCGTTTGCGTTGCGATTCTGGGTGACTTTCCAGAAGTTTCGGCCCTGTGCGTAGGTCGAAATGCCCGTTTGTCGCGCTTTTAGGCACAACATTCGGATGTTTCCCTGCTCTTTTAACTGCTTTTCTAGCTGCTGATGGACATACATCTGCGCCCCATTCAGCACAAAAGGGACAGAAGCGCCCTCTTTTGTAACGATTTTAAGGATATTCTTGGCGTATAAGGGGAAGTTACCCTTGAGTTTTGCCGCTAACTGTTCAATTTCCAAGGTTATTCACCACTGCTCTGCACCACCATAT